TTTGTACGCTTTACAACAATCTCAGGATCATTCATTTTAAAAGAAAGAGATCCAGTTAAAGTGTTAGCCCCGCCAACAGGTATTTGCAAATTATTCCATGGATGAATATAAACCCTTCCCATAGTATTAGAAGATCCTGTTGGATCCAAACTTTGCATTGGTGTCACATAAGACCACGGTATATCTAATTCAGCTATAGTTTCATTCGCTGGATTAAAGAAAACATGAGGAAACTGCGTCCAAGTAGCATTTGAACAATTTGTGTAATCAACTCCATCTGGCACATAAAACATAATAAGTAACCCCGAATATTGCAAAGGCGCATTCATTTCCCAAATCATAGTAAATTTTCCACGGAAAAAAGCATGATAATTAATAAGTCCATTAATCGAAAGATTAGCTGCAGTAAGAACTGCTCGAGGCAACGGTGTTATACTCAAAGGAGCTACAATAGTGTCAGTAGCTGACCACGTAATTCCGACAGAAAGAGGGTATTTCCTCATACCAATATTAAAAGTATCAGCTGTTTTAAGCTTCGCAGCTCTAGCTTTCTCAAAATTTTCTGCACTAGAAACGGTACCCTCTGGCGGCTGTGCAGTCACTGGTACAAGTTCCGTATCGTACTCTGTTTCCATTTGTTCATAAATAGCACCTCGAACATTATAATATGACAACCCAGTTGTTTTATGGGTTGGGGTATCAAACTCAAAATTATCACCTGCCCTAACATAAACATTAATTTCAACTGTTGGAGCTACCAAAGTAGGCGCAAGAAGAGGAGTAAAAGCAAAAACATTAAGAGTACCAACATTAGCTATATTAACATAAGGATCAGCTGGAACAGCTGGTCCTGACACAGACGAAACACATTGCTTAAACTCAGTCTCACCTACATACTCCACTTCAAAATCCATACGATTCTTCTCCTTCAAATCCATAATCTTATAAATTAAATTTGAACATTGACTAAAAGTAGGTGCTGCAACAGAAGCTGGGTTAAAAGCTACCATAATTTGCCCCATATGGAAAGGAGTTCGTACAACTTCAAAAGTATAAATCAATGATCCTTTCCAAAACTGGAAAATATTAGCATAATTGCACAATGCAGTCTGATTATAAGTTCTAGTAGCAGCATCCACATAACGTGGACAATAATTTGGACTAACTCTATAACGCGCCAAAACAGACCCTGCTGTAGAAGTAGTAGTATATGGTATAACATCCAATCGAGAAGGAATTTTACATCTATCTAAGATACTAGTAATATTAATTTGATTTCCAAGACCAAACATAGCAGTCTCGTCTTTAGACTTATCATTAGCTATAGCAAGAAAATTT